AGCGACTTGAGAGCCTCGAATAACTCAACCTCTCTAAAGTAGATTAGTTATCTTCCTCGCCATCTTCCCAACCAATTTTCTTTATTGGGTCATCGGCTGGCACTATCCAATCAGGGTAAGAGCTACGATCCATAGCAAAAGCAAGTGAAGTGCCTTCGTCCATCCCAGCTCTGCGACAAGCTTTATAAACTTCATTGGCCGCAATAGCCCAGAAGTCAATCTTTGTTAAAGGCGTCTCTTTAGTAGTGCGCTTACGCTTTACTGGCTTCTTACTTACGCGCTTTCGCGTTGCCATTTCTGACCCCTCTCGCTAGGGCCAATTCTAGCTGAGACTCCATTTTATCAAGGCGCGACACTATTGGAATATTCTCCAATTTAATTATGTAGCGAAGGCCAGCAATCAGAAGGGCAATTGATCCTAAGACCGATGCAACTAAGGTTGCTAATTCAGCTGCAACCATTACCGGACTTTGCCGTATCGCTCGTAGTTAGGATTAAGCCAGTTAATGATGCTAGGCAAGACTGACACCAGAGCGGCATTTGCAATCGCATTGAGGTCGAATCCCACCGCTAGGTAAGTTGCTAAGGCTGTCGCTAGGAATGTCTTTGCCCAGCTTTCGGCCATCTTCTTTAGGTCGCTCATTAGATTCTCCTTCAAGGTTGAACCATTTGCCATCTGTGTCTCCCAAGCTAGTAAATGATATATGGAAGTGACTACGATGAGGATTAGCGCCTGAGTATTTACGCCGCTTCCAGCCCAGTATTGGGCTCATAATCTTGCCATCGTAGATAATATATTTAATCCGCTTATCGCCCTTTTTTGCGCATTTACGAATCTTCTCAACTAATGCGTAAGCCTCTTCTTTATGAGCTGATAAATCAGAATCAATATCTAAAGCTCTGACGATTCCTCTTGCGTCTGGTATATGGTCAGAACTGCCCTTTGCAAGATGCCGAGCATCAGCCACCCAGCCATCAGACTTGCGATCCCTATCAGGATAATCGTCATCAATCTGATTCCTTAGTTGAATTCCTGCTTCGCATAATTTAGGCATTATCTTAAGGGATTGTGCTAAGCCTCAACCCAAGTAAGGGTTGCCTCATCCCAATACGATAGACCTTCAGGTTTAGGCGTTGGCGCTTGCCAATCATAGTTCTCATCTAGCGACCAAGATGGATAAGGCTGTGGCGCAATAAATACATCTGCCACAGGATCATAACTATAACCAATGCCAGCGTATTGCTTGCGAAAGTTGTTGTTATATGAAGTCTGAATCCAAGTGCCGCCTAGATTATCTATTAACCATTGATAGCCTTCATCGCCAGCAGGGTCATTGTTATCGCCAACTAATATGCGCATCACTTTATTTTCTAAATCAATTTCTGCCCAATGACTCATATTGCATACCTCACAATAACTACTCCAGCATAACCAGAGGTCGGTGTCGTTGCTCCAGCGCCGCCACCACCGCCAGAGCCAAACGCTGTTGATGAAGTGGGTGCAACATTTCCAGAAGTGGAAGATGTGCCACCAGTTCCACCGCCAGTTGAAGTTCCTCCAGTTGCAGGAGTTCCACCATTGTTAAGGCTTCCTCCACCACCGCCAGCGTTAATAATTGTCATACCACTTAAACTTGTAAAATTACCAGAAGTTAAATTGCTATCAATATCAGTTAATGTTTTACCAGCTCCACCATTACCGCCTTGTGCAGTTGTGCCGTCATTAGCTCCATCTGCGCCGACAGCAGTAGCACCGCCACCACCGCCACCGTTATATTTATTATTATTTATAAAAGCAGTTCCTCCAGCGAAAGTGTTTGAACCGCTTGCAGCCCCACCAGCAAAACTTGAAGCAAACCCAGGATTACCGCCGCAACCTCCGCCTCCTGATCCTCCATCTGCTCCAATTGCTAAAGCAGAAGTTGATCCGTCTGATCCACCTCCACCGCCTCCTAAAGAACTAACGCTGGAAGCAAAGCTAGAAGTTGTTCCAGTTCCACCCTTCGCGGATGCGCTTCCTCCAGCGCCACCTCCACCTATGGTTATGCTGTAATTTCCTGAGCTAACCGTTACGGTTGATAAAATATCAAGTTCGCCTGCACCGCCACCGCCGCCGCGTTCCCATCCACCTCCGCCTCCACCACCAGCAGAAATAACTTGGACATCGCCGCCGTCGGTTACAGCAAAAGTTCCATTAGAAGTAAAAAAATGATATTTATATGAACCAACCGTGTTAACTTCATTTCCACCAGTTGCGCTTACAGCTTTCTTTTTAGAAGAAGCAATAATCCCGAGTAAACTCATTACGCTATATCTCCTACGACATACCAAGTATCGGTTGCAACCTTGATACAGGATGCAGCCGAGAACTGCGCTTTTAACTTAGGAGCTGTGGCAGTTGCTCCAGTTGATGAGATCGTAGTAGTGCCTGAAGTAACAGCCTTAATAGTTGTCTGACCTGCTCCGATTTGAATAACATTGATTACTGTGCCAACTGGGAAAGCAACATTGGCATTGGTTGGGATTTGAAAATCGTTAGCAGAGCCAACAGACATTGTGACCAGCTTTTGGTCTGCATCTGCAAGAACTACTGTATAGGTCGCAGTTTGTGCATTAAGAGTTACTTTTGATCCAGCGGCATAATCATAAGACAGGGTTAGAGCGCCACTTGTGCCACCACCCGTTAAAGGAGAGTTTGTATTAACTGCCGTTATATCCCCTACATCATTAGCAACCCAAACAAAATCTAAATCTGTATTTGAGTTCTTCGCAAGTATCTGACCGCTAGTCCCACCCTTTAGATCAAGAAATGAGGTATCAACCCCATTACCTAGGGTTCTGATGGCAGCTGCTCCATCTTTAACTAAATCTGTATCGGCTGGGGTTGTCCAGCCAAAGTTTGTTGTCGTTGGCATTTATTCTCCTTAGGCCACTATTGTAGCGTTTAGCCAGTCCAAAGTTGGGCTGATTGTATTCCAATACTCAGTCGCTGGGACTGAGTTCCATCTAAACGCCTGAAGGCTAAAAGCAATAGGCGAGACATTGAGAGTTAGGTTAAGCTGATTAAGGCTGGCTGTCCAAGTCCATCCTTCGACAAATCCTTGAAATTCACCACCGACCATATTGGCTGGCAGGTTGATGATATTAAGCGGTTGGCCCATAAATACGCCAAGAAGGTTATCTCGGTCTGAATTGTCGATTTCACCGCTGGCTATTGGAAAGCTTATCTGACGCAAAGCAAATTGAGGGTAAGCGCGAATAAGTAGATAGAAGGCTGCTTGAGCCGTAGCGTCTCCAGAATTGCGAAGTGTTGTCGATATAGTAGAAGCAAGACGGCCATATTCAGATATTGATGCTAAATCCTCATCTGTAACTTCAGCGCTTCCAGTCCCATAGCCAATTGTTATCGAATTTCTAACATCGCCAGCTCTTTTAATAATCGAAAGTCCGGGCCCAATTGAATGATTACCATCTAAATCCACATAACCATTGATGGCTAGGTATTGCGATCTATGCGTTGAATCTGCGTATCCGATACGACCTTGATTATCCTCATACAAATATCCAAGTCCGCTGGTGGCAAATCGAGAAGCAAGATTATAAACTGTGTCATTTAAATTGTTTTCAGAATGAAGATCATAATCGCCAGGAGTATCAATTTCACCTAATCCGCTATTTTCTGCATCCTGCCATTGAACTAGCGGGTCATAGCCATTCCAAGTTTCGGCAGCTGGGACTTCATTCCATTGGTCAAACAAAACTGTGCTTAGCAACTTCTCGATTCGGTCTCCGTCAAATTGATGTGCAAAGTTGCCCGTATAGATTGCGCGATTAAGCCGAGCCAGAGCTCCTACTGCAACTAGCTTTATTTGTTGGCTGGTAGCAGTTGATCCTGAATATTGGACTGTAATGCCTAAATCCGTAATAAACCCACCAAATAAATTGACATAGGTTGCGCTGGAATTTTGCACTTCAATTGTTACTGCGTCATTAATTTCAAACGGAACTGACGCTTCAGAAGTCTCGATAAGTGTCAGGTTGCAATATCCAGCAATTGGCTGAGAGTAAATATCTGTGCGACCAGAGGTAATAGTAAGTCCGCTAAGTGTTGCGCTAGTAACTGTGCTGCCATTAACTTTGACTCGATAGATTGGATTCCAAGCGGTCATAGAGCCAGCTGCTCTGTTCCAGCGCCAGTTCTGCGACCTGTGTTATTTAGAGCTGAGACAACGGCTCTGGTAAATCCTTCTTCATCAATAGCACTTGGGGCATTGACATTGACAATAATATTTCCGCGTTCTTCGCCTCGTCTAGCAGCAGCTACATCAAAGTTAGAAGGAATAGCGTTACCGCTTGGGACGAGCGTTGATGGAGTGCTAACTACTGATCCTGATGGAACGCTTGGGGTGGTCGATGGCTTTGGGGCTGGGGGGAGGCTAGGGCTTGGAGCAGTTGAAATCTTTGGAAGGCTTGAACTGCTTGGAGTGCTAGGCGCTGAGAATGAAGGCTTGGAAATAGTAGCGACATTAGGCAGAAGTGGGACTGCATTGTAAGCGCGTATTAAAACATTTATTGCATCAATTGCAAAATTGACTGCGCTCTTTATTCCATTAACTACAAAACCGATTACATCAAGAACTCCACCAGCAACCTTGCCAATGAAGCTAAGCGCTGCGCCTAGATTGTTAATCAATACTGGAACTACAAAGTCTTTAATAAAGTTATAGAGGATAGTTAGAGAATCCTTATTTCTGGCAATTGCATCGGTAACTGGCTTTAGTGCTGAATCTTTGAACTCAATAAACTTAGGGATAACTGTGTTTATAAAGTAATCCAAAAGTCTTTGAAGGGTAGGCAATAAAGCAGCGCCTACTGATTCTTTGGCTTCATCAAAGCCGACTTTAAGTCTAGCAATTTGACCTTCAAAAGTATTCGCTTGAACTGTAGCTGCCCCACCAAAGGTTTCGGCTAATTGCTTTACAGTTCCTTCTAGTCCAAGGGTTTTGATTTCGGCAGCAGACAAGCCAACACCTAAACGCGTTAGAGAGCCTGTATTGCCTTCATAGGCTTTACCTAAAGCATTAGATACTGCCTCTACACTTTTACCAGTAGCAGCTGAAATATCTAAGGCTAGGTTTAATAAATCTTGGGATTCAGTTACTGATCCTGTGGCAACTGCTAGGCGCTGAAGGGCTGGGCGTAATTGATCGTCAGCAACACCAGTAGCTAGTGAGGTCTTGAGTATCTGCTCCTCGACTGCTGAAATCTGGGCTTGGGTTGCC